CATTACCACCAACTATGTTAATAGTTCCACCAGATGCTGATCCACCAGTTGCGTTTGCACTACCATACTGTCCACCACCAGCAGTAAATGTAGAGAATGTAGTGTCATTTCCAGAACCACCAGGACTTGATGGGGGTGGCACACCAACTACCCCACCAGCTCCAACTACTCCAGTTATCGTACTACCAGGAGTTGTATTAATCCAACCTGCTACATAACCACCAGCTCCTGCTCCTTGAGCTTGTGATGCTGAACCACCACCACCCCAACATTCAGCATAAATGCGATACACACCAGCAGGTACGGTAAATGTATTAGAGCCAGATGTATAAACAACAGAATTAGAACCAGCTAAACGACTAAGAAGAAACGCAGTGCCAGTAGATTGAATTAGCCAAATATCACCAGGATTACATACAGCAGTAGTTGCGTCACCAATAAGCTCAGAGCTATTAGGATCAATTGTAACTACACCAGTGCCAGTATTTCTATAATAACAATACCAACCAGCAGCTAAACCTGAAACAGCAGATATTGTCTGCGTAAAAGTTCCACTGGTTACATTAATTAATGTACTGTTATCAGACGACCCTAATATTGTATTAGATGTTCTGCTTGAAACAACTAATGAAATACTAGGTGTGACTGCTGTGCTAATCCATGTTGATCCATTTGATTGCAGGAAGTTACCGCTAGTGCCAGGAGTAGTTAATCCAGTGCCGCCATTTGTTGCTGGTATTAGTTCCCCATTAACCACAAAAGCACCTGCGGAGCCTGTGTTAACACCTAAAGCAGTAACTACGCCTGTGCCAGTAGTAACTGTAGCAGGAGCAGCGCCAGCACCACCACCAACGACAATAGCGTTTGCAGTTAATGCACTAGATGATGTCCAAGTTGAGCCACTACTAAAATATGGAACACCGCCAGACGTACCTGCAACAGTAAGCGCAGGAGTAGTTGTCGCTGTAGCTACAGATACGATACCGCCTGTCCAGCCTACAGTTGAAACGCAATTTCCAAATGACAATGTGCCAGCGCCATCTGTTTTAATAGCTTGGCTGCTTGTGCCATCAGCCGTAGGCATTGTCAGCGTATAGTTTGCAGCTAACGTAGTAGGTGCTTGCAATGCAACATAGTTAGATGAGTCAGCATCTGATAGTCTGACATCACCTTGAGCCAAAACAGTAAGATTACCGCCAACAGTAAAGCTATCGCCGTCTGTACCTGACTGCTGATTCTTGAGTTGCGACATAAGCTCACGAATAGCGTTGTTAATGCCACTAGGAGCGCATCCCTCTGCAATGTTAATACTGTCAATGTCAGTATTTAACGCAGGGTCTGTGTCGAATTCACTAATCTTTGTCTTTGCCATTATTGACCACCATAAATTTGTTGGAGTTCTTCAGAACTAATCTGTGGAGAAAGCAGACCACGAGTTGCGGTAATAGCAGGATAAGGCGAGGCTGGTGGCTTAGTCATTACACCGGAGCGCATCATGTTAGCCAAATCCTCGACACTTCCTTGTCTCATTTTAGTCGCTGCTATTCTTGATAAAGTAGCACCAGCAGCTATTGGCAGACCGATAGTAGGCTCATATACTGCTGCGCCACCAGAAAACATACTACTTACTGGGCCAGTAGGAGCAAACCTACCAAAGAATTTAAGAAGGTTTTGAGTATTGCCGCCTTTAGCAGCAGCCTTAATTGCATCTCTTTCACCAGCGGTAAACAAGCGCATCTTCTTATCGTTTTTAGCTAACTGGCGCAATTGCTGTGCAAGTGAATTTTCAGAGCCAGATGCCGTAAACTTACTAACGTCTAATTGAGCGTTCTCAAGCATCTTTTCAAATACTTCACCCTTCATTAGCTTTGAGTATTCACCTCGTGCTTGTTTCCATGCTTCAGCGCCACTTTTAGCGTCACCAGCCATAACATCTTTATCTGGTGCATTTAATACATAATCATCAAACTTATCTTTTAAGATAGTGGCAATGCGCTTTTCAGCAGGATCAATACTAGCTTGTGCATTTGTAATGATCTTACGTAAAGCCTGTAACTCAACAAAATCCTTTGGTCTAGGATTAAGCGTCAATTCTTTGATAGCTGCTTCAACTTTAGGATAAGCAGTAGGCGTGTAACCTTCATTACGAAGATCAACAGATATATCACCCATCTGCTTGTTAAATCTAAAAGGATTTAAAGCAATGCCAGATTCTTCAGCGCGTCTAAATGCGGCATTAGATTGAACTGCCAATTGCTCTCTTGATACACCGCCAGGAACCTTTACGCCAACACCAAATGGAGCGCCTACAGCAGCACCAGCAAGTTGACCAGCAACAGGGCCAAAAGACTCACCAGTAGCTTGAGCAGCCATAGCCGCAGGAGCAGCCGCAGCCAATTGACGACCAGGTTGTTGCGCTAATGTTCCAGCCATACCCCTACCAAACTCTGTAGCAGCAGTCTTAGCGACGCTTGGCAATGCAGCCAATTGACCAGCAGTACCAGTTAAAGCACCACCAGCAGCTTGAATTGCTCGCTCACTAGTATTTTGTGCAACAGGAAAACCTAACTTTGTAAGCAATCCCTCAACCGCACCAGATGGTGATGGTATCTGCATACCTTTAGGTAGAACTATATTTGCGCCTTGTGTAGCCATTTCAGCTAATGGCAATGCAAGTCCACCAGCAACCGCACCTATAGGGCCACCAGCCAAGAATCCAGCTCCAGCACCAGCAGCAACAGGCGCAGCGCCTCTAGCGGCCAAACCAGCTCCACGAGTGAAGTCTTGCATAGGAGTAGTTTGCTGTGGCGTAGATACTTTTTGAATAGCCGCAACAATCTGCTCATCTGACATTGAATCAGGGAACTCAACTAATCCTTGACCTGGCACATCAATTACTTTTGCCATTATTCAAGTCTCCCTGTCGCAGGATTATATTTTCTTACGCCAGTAGGAGCAGATGGTGCTGCTGGAGCTTGCTGCTCTAGCGAATAAAAGTCAGCGAGATCAGCAGTATCAGGACGATTACGCAATCTTCCTAAGTTTTTCTCATGTGCTTTAATCTTAAATTGCGATGTTTTCTCAAGAGCATTAAGCAGAGCCAATACTTCAGGCTGTGTAAATGTCTGCAAGTCACCAGCAGCAGCACGCTTAATCAAACCACGCTCATTTTCAGTAATTGCGCCTTGACCTTTCATTGCTTGTGCAGCAGACAACTCAAGATTTGCAAGACCTTGCATAGCAACAGCGGTATTTTTAAGTTTTTCGCTATTATCTTTACCAGTTACCCCAAGACTTGTAGCTAATTGATCTACTACTCTAGGAACACTACTCAATGGGCCTGCATATACACCAGATTGAATCAATGGGCGAATATTCTGAATCGCACTAAGAGTTGATTGAGCGCCTTGTGCAGCAGAAAATGTATTGCCTACTGATTCAGCAACACCTTTACCAAACTCAGTACCAAATGCCTTACCTGTGCTAACGCTTACATTAGTTGCACCAGCTTTGCGTTTAGCAATTTCACGCTTATCCATCTCATCCGTTAATTCACCAAGTTGCTGCGGATTAAGTGAATTAAATGGAACATTTGGAAACATTTTTCCAGCAATCCTGACAGATTCTTTAGTGTAATCACGCTGACTATTTTTAAATTCATAATCAGCTTTTTGAATATCTTTCAGACCATCCTGCAAGTCTTTTGCCGTAATCTGACCTGTCTCAGCAAGACGTTGTAAGTTATTAACTTGTGGCAATAGATCAGGAGATACCGCATTTTTAATGCCATTAAAATCAAATTCAGACACACTTTCTTTCATTAATTGCTTTTGAAGTGCAGCAATTTGATCTAAGTTACTCTTAATGGCATTTTGTGCAGTCGTACCTGGCAATCCAGTAAGACGCTGATTAGCTGTATATAGTCTATTTATCTCTGTTTCTACTTTAGACCTTGTTGCCGTAACTGGCACTACTGGTAACGCTTTTCCATCTAGTTGCGGTGGAGGCTCAACCATAGACGTTACTGCGCCTGGTGCTTGTGGAGCTTGTTGTTGTGGAGCTTGCGGTTGATATGCTTGGCTAACAGCCATGTTTTCATTAATCCATGCCAAAGTCTTAGCAGGATCAGCACGCAAAGAAGCAATCAATGCAGGATTATTCCGAACCTCTGGCATTTGCATAACTTTAGCAACGTCAGCGCGTAATGATGCAGCTTGATCTTGAGCAATCTTAGTTTGTGCTAATTGTTGTTGCATCTGATAATTAGTCAAACCTTGCTGAATAGCACCCTGTGAGGCTTGCATACCACCACTAAGAGCGCCAGCGATGTTTTGTGCAGCAGTAGTGCCTCGAGTACCCATACCGCCTAGCAAGCCGATAGCAGCGCCTAACAAGCCTTGATTAGTCGATCTCTTTTGCAGCGCTTGTGTCTCAGCAGGGCCAAGTAATCCCTCGTAGTAAGTAGGAACCGCGCCAAAGATATTCTGTGCAAATCCAGTCAACCCAGAAGGTTGTGATGATGGAAAAGTACTATAAAGCTCATCAAGTTCTTGTTGAGTTGCCATAATTATCCTAACAGTGAAGTGCGACGCTGCATCTGTGGTGGCTTTTGGCTAAGTAAGCTCATAAAGTCTACAGGAGCGAATTGACCGCTTTGAATTGGTGGTGCTTGCAATACTTTAGGTGGTGGTGGAGGCTGCATCATTCCACCAGCAGCTTGTTTAGCCACGCTAGTTAATGCAGGATTCTCAGACATCAATCCTTGAATATTTTGACCTGTGTTAATAGCAGACTGCATCATTGTTGGCGCTTGTGGCCCCATAAATGTCTGTGGGCCAACAAATGCAGGATTAGCTGATGACAAAGCAGCAGGGAACGCTTGAGTAGGAATAATATTTGCAGCAGCAGCATTTCCAGCCGTACTTAACAAACTATTTCCTGCTAGTGCAGCATTAGTTCCTGCTGTAATTAGTGGATTAGCGCCTACTGCGCCCATAGTGCCAAGCGCACCTGCACCTGCACCCATAGCGGCAGTAGTAGCACCAGCAGCACCAGCAGCGCCAGCAGCACCCATAGCACCCATAGTGAAAGGAGTCGCAGCAGCAACAGCAGCAGGAGCGCTCATTGCAGAACCGACAGCAGCTAGTGTAATTGGATCAGCCATAATATTCCTTATTTACGAATGTAGTCCTGATAACTAGGCCCCATGCTGGTTTGTGTAGTTCTACCAGCAGCGGCAGCTTTTTCAGCTTCTGTTTGAGGCGCAACGTATTCTTTAGTGATACCACCACGCGGCAAACCAGTGATAAACGCACCGTAGTTTTGTAGTGTTTGATACGGGAGATTAGCTGTATAGTCATAGCGAGCTTTATCAGCAGCCTGTTGAGCCGCTGTGTAGCCTTCTTGAGCTTGACCAACAGCCATTAATCTATCAAGATCAGCATAGTCAGCAGCAGCAAGACCAGGAGCCATGCCAGCAGCAGACAAACGTGTAGCTATATCCTCGCCTCTTACGCCTTGAGCGCCAGCTAATGCAGCCATTTGGTTAGCATAGTCACTCTGGTACACATTCTGACCTGCTTGAGTTGCACCCATTTGATTAGCAAAGTCTTGCTGGTACACGTTTTGACCTGCTTGAGCCGCAGCCATACGATTAGCAAGATCAGAGCCGTAAACACCTTGAGCTGCTTGTGTAGCACTCATCTGGTTAGCGTAGGCTTGCTGTGCCGCAGTGCCAAGACCTTGAGCGCCTGTGAGTTGATTGACAAAGCCTTGTTGCGACAGACCACCGAGAGATTGCAGTGCTTGTTCTTGCAAACCACGCTCTTGCTGGTAGTTTTGCAGGTACGCTTGTTGATTCTGTTCAGCTAAAGCCCTAGCCGCAGAGTCAGTCATCTTGCCAGCTAATTGTTGCTCTGCACCAGAACCATAACGACCAGCCATTGATGTTTTGCTTTGCAGACCACGGATACCTTCTTGCAGAGATTCAGCCGTTAGACGATTAGCCTGGCCTAATGCACCCTCAAGGTAAGGACTGCCACCAAGATATGCACCTTGTGACGTTGCGCGAGTGCCAGCCAATGCCTCATTCTGCATTGCGCCACCCTTCATTTGATTATAGAAGGCTTGATTAGGGTCAACGTAGGCATTTTGAGCCATGTTCGAGAATTGCTGCTGATACGGACTAGCAGCCTGACCGATCTGATCAAATACAGAGCCATACTTGCTAGTTTGACCGGCCAAAGCATCAAATGCCGAACCGTATTGGCTAGTCTGACCAGCCCTACTAGCATACTGTGACTCATATGGGCTTTGTGTACCCATGAGACCTTGTACAGTGCTTTGAGCGCCTTTGAGTAATGGGCTACCTTTACCGGCACGCTGCTGCGCTAAAAACAACGCTGCTTGAGTTTGTGCGCTTGGCTTGACGTAGGTTTCACCGCCATAGTAAGCAGGGCCACCAGCTTGTCGAAGTCTCTCTGCCTCACTCAGCGCTGTGTCAACATAAGGACGCAGCGTAGGGTCGAGCATTGTTTCTGTTGGAGTAAATTCTTGCTGCGATGGGCCGCCCATAATTAAACCTCACTTATCCATAGTCTAGGGCTAAATCCAAGACTCTTAGCCCTCTTAATCCAGCCTTTTCGATGGCTAGAAAATGTTATATATTTTGCGCCACCTTGACGTGCTACCTCTTTTATGTATTTTAATCCATTTTCAAGGTTATCATGTCTATTTTCTAACGACCAACCAGCCCAAACGTGCAATTTATTACCGTCAGGCTGTAATACCCAATAACCTATAACTCTACTGTTATCAATCAATGCCCAAAGCATCGATCTACCGTTATAGCAATCTACATATACATCCTCAACAATCCAATCTTCAGGGCTTTTTGTCTTAACATTCTCTAATCCTGGTCTAACGGAAGGCCACCACGACCTTAACTCTTGCGGAGTAATGTATTTAGTTTCCATTAGCCAACAATAATATAATCATAACTTCTACCTGCCGTAGAGTTTGCTGTGTGAGTTAAAGTTGCTGATCCCTGTGCTTTTGCAGAAACATATAAGTTAGTTGCATAAGCAGCAGCATTTGATGATGTTGGCATAAGTAAAATAACGCTGTCGTAGCCTATACGCTCATTGTTAATAGTAGTGGTAGTAGCGCCACCAACAGCCAGCGTAACAGTTCCAGTATTATTAGTCTTGCCATCCATAATGCCTCGCACCACTTCTGCGACAGCTCGCTGATCTCCACCAAACGGAGGAAGCGTTCTAAACTGTGTCATCGGCCACCTTGTTTAGTAATATCAATATCCACTCCGACAGCAGTAGACCATGAGCCAGATGGAATTGTTTGCACTCGCATATATCTACCAGCAGATCGTAATGGCGCTCTGCCCTCTGTATCAGCCGCTACAGGTGTTGTATAGCTAATAGCGTCAGATAGGTTAGCTCTAGCTGAAACAGCCACAGAAGCCGATCCACCGTCTACCAATGGCCTAGCAAGTGTAATCACAGACCTGCCAATATCAATGTCACCAGTAACAATAGACGCTGTTTTATTAGCACCACCGAAGGTAATGATCTTCTGGCCTGATACACCAGCAAATAGCGGATCACCACCAGCCCATTGACGAGCATCTAACGATACTGGTAACGCATCAATACTGGTACTGTACAAGTCCAATCCTTCAAGTGTTACTGGAGGCGTGATCGCAATAGAGATAGCAGATGCAGTAGTCTCAACGTAAGACCATTTACCTGTATCAATGCTATATATCAAGATTAATTTACTTGCAAATACATTGCTAAAACACCAAGCAATAAGACGTTTAACAGGATCAACCGACGATGACATTAAGTTAAAGCTGTTAGGATCAGCGTTATCAAAGAACCATTTGTCTACCTTACTAGCACTAATGGATTTAACAGTCTGACCATCTGATACATAAAATCCGTCATTAGCTAAAAAGTAAGTTAGGCCATTGTATTGAGAGATACTGCCATTAGATAAGCAGCCAATACCACGCGAGATAGCATCAAACTGGAAGAACAACGGACTACCAATATAAGTCATCCGGTAGATAGCTTTTTCAAGCAAAACCAAGCCATACTCGCCACCAGCCAAGCCCATGATGTCACCACCGTCAGCAATTACCTGACTGTCTGATTGGCTAGTAGCGCCAGGTGTCCAGTTAGTCTCGTCGTTAATGTCAGACCAATAAACCTTGTTTTCAAAGCTAGTTTCATTTGCAGCTACTACAAAGTCTCGTACCACTGTTATGTATTTAGCAATAGGCGCAGCAGCAGCAACATCATCAAAGAAATTAGATGTATTTAGCTCAACAGCCTGTATCTTATCTAACCCATTTGCAGCTAACATTACCGCGCCAAATTGAACAACATCCCAAGATACAACATCTGTATATCCAGTTGTAGTCATTGCAGCTAATGCTCTAGTTGAATTATTGTATTTAAATATTTGACTAGCACCAGCAGCAAATAGCGTAGATGTCTGAGCATACTTACCAGCAAAAACTGTTAACAGAGTTTGACCTGCGCTACCACTTAAATCTGCCTCTAACTGCATTGGCTCATAGCCATTAGTCACAGGTATACAATTCTTAGCTTCCGTAAGCGCACCAGTAACGCCAGGCTGGTCTGGTAGCCATTCGCCAAATACTAATTTTGTCTGAGCCATGTATTACTTTCAGCAGGTATATTTGTCCATGTATTACTATTAGCAGAAATATTACTCCATGTATTAGGAGACTCAGTTTCATCAATCCATTCATCACCAATAATTGCACCAATTGTTACAACTATTGCATCAGCTACTATATTAGCAAAACCTGAATAATTAACATTTGGACTACAAACTATAGTTGCATATCCATTTATATTAGCTTCTGCATTAATTTCCTTTGCTCCATCGGCAACAACTAATGCTAATCCTAAAATATCAGCTTGACCAACATATATGTAATTACCAGCAGCAGTAACTATAGCAACACTATTAATTGAAGCAGACGCGTTATAAATTATTGAGCCATCGCATACTATTGTAGCAACTCCATTAACTACTGCATCTCCAGATACTATTAATCCAGATAAATCAGTTGATATTGCAGCAGCAGATAAAGGATAAAATCCAAGCATTGCTTACTCCGGTTGCGTAGGCCAAGTAATTTCCCATGGAAAACCATCTTGTGATGATATATCACGTAAAGCCTGACGATACGTAGCCCACACAGTTTGATCTACAGGAGCGTCTAATACTTGCGTCCAATCACATTCTTTGAGCTTATCGTTACGGCTTGTGCGTACAGAATTAGCTTGATATGCATCTTTAGCCGTTTTATAAGCAGCTTCTTGTTCTGCTGCTGTAGTCTCGCCATCAATAAATACAGGGCCAAGGATATGCTTAGTAAACCATTTACCATCTACTAACTCTACGCCAGAAGCCTGTGAGTATTGATAAACATCACCGCCTGTAGCTTGTGGCCCTTCAAACACTACGTCAGCACCAAACGCATCTAGTGTTTCTGCGCTAATTTGCTGTGAGAATGAAGTGTTTGGATAAAGTGCGCGAAACTCACCCTCGTACATTACTGCGCCAGTTTCTCTGATTCGTACTTGCATGATTAACCTTTAAGCAATAGCCAAGAATATATAGGTTCCAGCATTCACATTGATTGCCGCCAAGATGGTTGAGTTCAGCGCGAAACCTGTTGATACTGTTGTAACAGAACCAAGGGTTGCCACTTCAGCAGCAGTGCTGTTTAAACGTAAGTATGGGTCTGTTAATACAGTCATGCCGCGAGCTGTGTCATATACATACCAATCACCAGTTGCATCAGTACGTTTAATTAAGACGAACCTTGCACCACTTGTGAAGCCGCAATCAATGGTTTGGGTTGTCCCGTTGCCTGTGTAGCTACCTACTTTAGACACGTTTAATACTGTGGCGAAAAGATAGGCCACGTAGTTATTTGACGCAGCATTTTCATCTAATCCACCAGATGCTCTACTTAATGTAGTGGCTGTTCTTGTCCAAGTATTACCGGCGCTCCATGCTCCAACAGTATAATCTAAATAACCATTTTTAGATATGTTAAACGCATTTACTATCCAATTAGCTCCTGATGCTGTTCTGTTTTTTACAATTAACAACTCTGGTTCTACCATCAAATTATGCGTTACTGTAATTGTACTTCCCGTCCCCGTATAGCAAACCTCATCAAAGAAGCCTGGAGCGCGACGGAAGTTCCAATAAATCCTGTTTTGACCAGTTAAAGATGCGCTTATCTGATACCCATTATTATCCCAATATCTTGTTGTAGAAAAACTGCTTGATTCTGCACCTGAATTATTAGACGTAAGAATAGGATCGTTTGTTTCAGTTGCTGTTGTATTTACTTTACGCAACCGATCTTGCCAAAGAACATTCCCACCAGCAGGTGTGCGGTACTGAATAATTTGTGCATCTACTGGGAAACTTGTAGTTATTACAGTTCCCGTTGTTGCTGTTGTAGCGGTTGGGTTAAACACACTCGTACCCAACGTAGGCACTTTCATCGGGCCACGACGTATGGCTATGTAGATGTAGGTAGTAGAAGCCGCAAAAGATTTTGTATTAAACCCTGTTGCGGTAGGGACAATGTAGTCTGCGGCTATTACACCTTCAGCGTTGGCAAGATTCGGTGACAGATACACATACTGAGTACTGTTTAGTCCTCGCATACTGTCATACATATACCAGTCATTGCTTGCTGCGTTTGCTTTAACTAATAACCACTGCGGCTCATAACCAAGATTAACAGTAGCAATACCACTTCCGTTAGTAGTAAATGTGTCACAGCTAATCACATTGTCCGTACCCGTCAGGCCAAAGCCACCTGCGTTGTGGGCGAATAGGTAGGCTACATAAGTTTGACCAGATACATTTGTAGCGTCAGCAGTGCCAACAGTAAATTGCGTTGATGTTGGTGCTGTGTTATTCCAGACAGCAGCACTTGTAACAAAAGCATTTGTTAAATTTAATATAATTGCGCCAGTTTCACTAGACGTAATTCCTCTGTGATAGACAGCCCAATTACTTGTACCACTTGTTTTCTTTGTAATTACACACCCCGGAACAGAACCGAGATTGTGTGCAATATTCTGAACAGAACCAGTACCCGTATAAGTCACTAAATCAAAGAACTTAGGCTGTTCGCGGAATGTCCATGAGACGTAGGTAGCAGCAGAAGTGTTGTAGTCTGCATCAGCACCAATCGTAAAACCAGTTGTGCCAAATGCAGTTAATCCTGTGGTTTCAGTTGCTTCTGCGGCAGTTGTTTCTGATGCAAGTGATTTTGTTGCACCTCTTGCTGTATCAGTTAAACGATGACCAGTTGCGCCGCTTCTACCTTTTATCCACGTTAACCCGCCTTTAGTAGACAGGTCAATGTTGTTGGTAATAGTTTTAGCAGCACCAGTACCCGTATATAGATATGTCGAGAATACGTCCTCGATGTAGTTAACATTATTAGATACCTGCGAGTTTTGCGAGCTAAACATTACAATCCTTACAGGTAGTTTTGACCAGCGTTTGAACCAATCCAATACGTTCCATCAGCAACAAATACATATTTATCCATCTTACTAGCAGTAGCGGTAATAGTCGGCGCAGTTGATGCAGGCCATTTCACAGCAGCGGGCCATGTAGCTGTACGACTTCCTGTAGCGTCTTGTTTAAGCAGCAACGTGAATCCACGACCAGCAGTAGCTGTAGGGAAAGTAAACGTACAATTGCCAGTTAGCGTTAGAATCTGCAACGAGCCATTAGCCAGGTCAATCGTATACGCTGTGCTAGTGTTAGCGGTTACTACTTCTTCAGTGTAGCCATTGGTAAACGTACCAGCTTCAATGGTCTTAGACGTAAGCGTTTGAGAAAGATCAGTTAATACTGCTCTATCAGCAGGATAAGTAGCAAATACGTCTTTAATACCTGCACCGAAATTAACTGCAGAGCCAGCGTTAGATGACTTTAATATCGTAGTGCGAGCTAATGTGCCAGCAGCTACAGTACCAAGACCAACTTCCCAATCCGCACCAAGAGTAATTGTGTAATAGCAAGTATTAGTATTGCCAATAGCCGTACTAAATGTTTGAAAGCCAGATACAGCGCCATCTAAAGTTAGCGTACCAGTACCCGTAGTGGTCGATGTTTCACGAACCCTATCAGCAATAACCAGCGCCATAGATTACTCCAAAGTAACGGAAAGATTACCAATTGCAATAGTAAAAATATCACCTGAAATAATAGATTTTGATGATGTTAGTGGCGTATGGTAAAGCAAGTTGCCGCTAGTAGCAGCATCAAGAATACCGATCCAGCCAACAGTTCCCCATGTTCCTGTAGCAGTAGGAAATGTTACTGCTGCACTATTAGTAGTTACACCATTGCTAGGAGCGCCAAAGGTAGCCGAAGTGCGAGCATAAGAGCCACCAGAGACTTCTGTGCCTGTATTCGCATCAGTAGGATCAGTAGTGTACAAACCAACGTAAACAGTCGTAGGAGCCGTATAGCTGGTTGCACGTAGAGTACCGTTAATTAACGCATTCTCTAAATAATTAGACATTTCAGCCATAATATTCCCTTAATTAAAAGACATGGACATTGGTTGTCCACTGTATTCGCCAGAATCATCTGCGACGTTAATAGCTGCAATAGCTCTTTCGTACAACATACCCCAAGTTTGCAACCTTGCATCATTCATCAAATACGGTTCAGCCTCACCCAAAGCAGCGTAAAGCAATGCGTCAGGGCAGTAAGCCAAGAATGTATTACTTGCGTTAGTTGAGCTTAGAAAGGCAGGTTGCGAGTAGTACAGCATTTGCAGGACATAAGCACCGTCAGGCACTGGCCCTAATTGCAACTCAGAAGCTAGTACCGTGTAGCGTTTAGGCTGGCCTGATTCTGTCGAGATAGTCTTTTTATAAAACAGGTTAGGCGTATCGTAGACAAGGACACCATTGGGATTAGCAGCAATATGAATATCACGCATCTCTAGGTAATCACTAGGCAAGCCAACAGTAGAATCCCCGCCTGTAGTAGTAGCCTGGGCAGTTACTAGCATCTGACGAATACGCAACTCTCTACGCAAACGCTGCTCTGCAAGAGCTACAAACGTGGGAATAATGCTATCTAAATCACTACGAGCTAGATAGCTGGAGATGGTGCTAGTTAATTCAGAGTAGCTAGTCAGTGCCATTATCGCCCCTCAAGGCTTTATCATCTACATCATCCCAACTGTATTCATGCGTTCCAACGTGTTTAATGTGCATTGAAAGCTCATGGTCAACATAGGTATCAATACCTGCATCGCCAGCCTTAACACAGAAGAACACATCTTCACCCACAACACCTGTTGGCCCCCATCCAGCGTCAAACCACGGCGCTGTCAGTGTTTCAAATACTTTCTTACGGATCAGTACCGCACCAAATCCAACAGCAGTAACGACCTCAATACCTTCTTTGCCGCGTGAATCAACATTAGACCAATGATGCCGGATACCCTTCTCATCCTCACTCTTAACCAATAACTTAGCGGTAGGGAATGATGGTCTGCGTCTTGTCACTGCGTTAACACCAACTATGTCAACCTCACGGCTCAACATAATCGTAATCAAATCATGCGGGAACCTCATGTCGCTATCAATAAACAGAACAGCGTCACAGCCCTCTTTTAAAGCTACCTGTGCTAACTTCTCACGCTGGTCGAATATCAACGTGCCAGGCATCGTATAAAGGCTTAAACCGCCCTTACCGTCCTTGCACCTAACTGAAGCATCATGGGCGCACATACGGGCAAAATCAAACGCAAAACCTGTGTGTACTTCGTCACGACATGGTACACAAACGCCAACTCTCATACGGTTCCCCTGTAGATTTTTAATGCAGCCTGGTCAGGATGATTTAGCCAACGTCTAAATGCTTTGTCATCCACAATCGCAAATCCTCGCATAATCCCCATCTCGTTTAACTTATCTACTGCTGTAAACGGTACGGAACCAATCAAATGCAAGTCATCTGTGTCGCCTGTCCTAGCTTTATCTACCTCTTGGAGTACCTTGTTCCTAGCAAGAATATCTGTAATGTCTTGGTTAGTCTCGATGATAATACCGCCATCACCATCCGCATGAACTTTTTGTTCTCTAAAGTTTGTCATTGGTCTTTATAAAAAGCCCCCAACCGAAGTCAGGGGCTAGTTCATTACAGTGTGAAGTCCAAGTCAGCCACGATACCGTGAGCAGCTTCGTTCTTCACTTCCAGCGTTACTTCAGCAAGAATCTGAGTCTTGTCGCTATCGCCAGCTTTAGCCAACTCATTCGTCATGAATGGGCGCAGGAAAGCCATAGCAGCGTACTCAGGATCAAGGATCAGCATATCGCGGTTACGCATGAAACGATCAGGCACGATAGACAGTTGACCGAAGTCCGACTGATAAATGTCAGCAGCACCGATAATCACGCCAGCTTCAGGCTTAGTGATCTGATAACGGTTAACAGCGATACCAGCAAAGGTAGAAACCTTTTGCTTACCAGCAGAGCCAACGAACACAGCTTTAGGATTGCCACCCGCATCAAAGATCGAAGCGATAACAGTCTTGAGCAGTGCTTCGGTAGCAGTACGCTGTGTGCCATCGGTACGGGTCGAAGTACCGGAAGTTGCAGGAGCCGAGCCGCCAGTACCTTGCGACGAGTTAGACTTGATCCACGACAGCAGCGAACCCATAGTGCGAGCAACCGTAGACGTACCAGCCGACTTGCCTTGGTTAGCCGTGATGATGGTTTCCAGATCACGCTTGAGTTCTTGCGAAGCCTTCGACAGTTGATAAGCCTTTTCAGACTTACGGCCTGCTTTGTTGACAGTCTCCAGAGTGCCGGAAACTTGGACCGTCTTTTGTACGATCTGCGTATAGTTACCGACGCGAGTCGTAGGAGCCATCGTTGCAGACGTTGCATCTGCGCCCTCAACTGCTGCATTAGCAGTGGTAGCAGCGGCCAGCGAGTCAGTCTGCCACTCATGATAAACAGCAGTAGCTTTGGTGCGACCAATCGACGACATGATTGGAGTCTCAGTAGGCGAGATGTTATAGATGATGTCGGACAAGTCCTCGCGCATACCGATAGCGGTAAATGTTTGATATGTAGGCATGATAATTTCCTTTAAATAAACCGTTCAAATAGTGCCGCAGCGTCAGCTACCCTTCCGGTAGCCCTAGCTTTAGCCTTCTGTTTCTTATACTGCTCGTTATTAGTATCTCGAGACTGCGAGACTCCCGACTTCATAACTTTCGGGGCTTCAGCTAGTTTCTTATTGATACCAGGCTTCGACGCTTGTAGCTTGTCGTACTGCATAGCCTTATATAACGTAATAACGTGACGAGAATCAACAACGCTTGCCAATTCCTCATCTGAAAACCCTAACTCTTTACCGTATGAGCGCACTGACTTTCTCAGTGACTCACCCTTTTCAGGATCAACATAGTCAGGTAGCGCAGTTGCTAACTTCTCCGATTCTTGCTGGACTAGGTTAGACATCCATTGCTGCCTGTCTTGCTCTTGTTGCGCTCTAATATTCTGCTGTTGAGCGCGTACTTGAGAAAGTTGTTTCTCCTTCTGTGAGAGTTCCGCTACCCTAACGGCGTATCCGATTGGATCGGTTTCCTTTAAGTAGTCAAGATTCTCTGGTTCTTCCCCACGTGAAAGCATCTGCTCAATCACCTGAAGTTGCTGTGCGTACTGATCTCTCAGTTGCTTCGCCTCTTGAATCGCGTGGTATTCGGCCTGAATAGCCTTACGATCTTCAGCTACAGCTTGCGATTTTTTCGTATAGTCAGCGCCAAGTTGATAATTCTTAACAAGCTCGTCTAGGGTGACGTCCTTTTCTTCACCGGCAGCTTTCACGCGGTAGGTACGTTCCTGTTCTTCTTGTTCGCTATCTTCCTGTTCTTCACCTTCAGAATCATCGCTAGATTCTTCCTCTGGTTCTTCGCCTTCGTCTTCATCGGATTGAGCCTGTGCTTCTGGTTGTCCGTCATCGGAGCCTTCGTCACTACCCATTAAGCCCATGAAAGCGTTAGCCGCATCGTTTACTGTCAACTCTCCGCTACCGGATTCCGGTGTCGCGCTAGTCGTTTCGCTCATGTTGTTATTTCCTTAATTTTACATGGAACTGCCATGACAGACTACAAAATCTTCCAACGCTTCTTGTCAATAGCTTTCTGAGCCTTCAAGCCTTCCAAGTAGTCGGTAATACTCTCTATCGTTCTCAATCGAATGTAAGCCTGTTCTCTGGCCTCTACATCGAGATAATCGCTATTAGTAAACTTAGCTAACTCTGTTGATCTCAGTTCTGATATAAGTTCTTGCCAGTTAGGATCAAGTGTCAGGTTATTAGCCCAATCTGCTTTGTTCATCGTGTAATGTTCCCAATCTCTTTAATTGCTTTAAGAACAATGTCAGCCTGTCGTGTCCGGCTATCTTCGTCAGCAATGTCCATCGCCAATACAGCCTGCAATTGCTTAACAGCTAACTCAGCCTCTTTCAGCTTCAATTCTTGCTGGTCTTTCTGATTCTTCATAGCCATCTCAACGCCCTTCTGAGCATAGCTGGCCTCAAGGTTTTGACGATCTAACTCCAACTTAGCAGAGTCAATCTGCGACATTGCCTGAGTTTTCTCACGGGCTACCTGTGCTTTTTCCTGCTCAACCTGCGCCATCATCCTAGCGAACTCAGCTTGCGAATCAGGTGGTGGTGGTTTAGGTGCAGCCAGTTGCGCCTCAATCTCAGGCGTGATCTGGTTCATGAACTGGTCAGCATCCTTAAAGCCAGCAGCCTCAATGAACTTCGCCAGCGTGTTGCGGTACTGACCAACCGTTACCAATGGATTGCCTGGGCCATACTGTTGCAATATCTGCTCTTGCTTTTGTAGCACCATCTGCAACATAGCCAATTGCTGCTCACGATTACCAGAGCCAAGACCGACGTTAATAGATACGTCAAACTGATTAGCCCATGTACGCGGGTCAAACGGCACATACTTGCCAGCAATACGCAGCATCCGTGGCTTGTCTTGATACTTACCAACCAGACCAAGAATTCCTTGGAACAGCGATTTAACGCCTGTCTCAGCAAAGATACGTGCAATCAGCTCTAGCTTGCCAGTGCTGGCCTGTGTCATTGCAGCTACCGCAGCCGCAGTTACATTGCTCAGAATGTCAGGATTCAAGCCTTGTTGAGCGTCAGATACGCCTGTACGCTTGGCTTGTACCGTATCCATGTATTCCAGAATTGGAAAGGCTTGAGCCGTAACGCTAGGCACTTGAATCGGCACGATAGCATTAGGATTCTTCATGCGAATCACACCGCCAGGCGTAGCGTTTAGCAGATCGTCAATGTTTACCTGGCCATCAACCGCACCCATTCGAGCATTGTTTGTTAAGTAAATGTTATCAAGCATCTGACGGGTTACCGTAGACTTGATTAACTGAATGTCCATAGTGCGATCAGCAAGTGACTGACCAAAGAACTTGTGAGGAATAGGAATAGGGCAGATAGCATGGAATGGCGTTACGTCTGTTTCTTCGTCGCTAAGAAGCTCACTGCCGCAATAGACAATACGACGCAGCTCTGCAATGCCATCATCATTAACGTCTAGGTAGATATAGCACTCATAGACCTCAAGGCGCTGCATTGATGGGTCAAGGCTCTCATCATCCGGTTGCTCGCCATTATCGAATCGAGCAATGCGCTCAGGAGAGAATGTCAGGTCATCGTAGGTAGGCAGGTTATCGATGATGTCTTTATCGTAACCCATCTCGATCATCTCAGACCGTGGTACTAGACGACGATGCGCTGTAAATGGGGAGTCAGCAATAGACTTAGCGTTCTTGCTAATTAGGAATTCTTCTGGTGGGATATTCTCGATAACCACCTGGCCTGTATTCTTAACCTTCTTAATCGTGACATTGTGCAGCATGATAGGCATACCGGACATATCAACGACCTCAGACTTCTGCTTAACTATCTCTAGCGACTCATCTGATAGCAATAAAGCAAGCTCATCATCCGTCAGGTTCTTGTACGACTCCTTGGTGATGTCCTCACTAGCGTCCCAATAAGCCTTAACCACGCCTACCTTTTGCAGCAGCGCGTCTTTAAACCAATTGTGGAGAATCAGGAAGCCAGGGTTATCTCGATAGAATACCCAATTGCAATACTGAGTTGCCTGTTTAGCAGCTTCCTCGTCGCCAGCAGACTGCGGCTCAAATAAGACAATATCTTCTGTCGTGGTGAATACACGGATTAGCTGTGGCAGTGCGCCATCAATAGCTTCGGCTACCTCACCTGTAACGATCTGGCTGCGACCTTCTTGCTCATTGCCATACGGATCACGCAGGTAATACTCTAGCGCCTTTTGACGCTGGTCTGTAGTCTCAGAGTCAATAAAGCCAATGGAGTTATCAATCTCTGCCTCAACAATTGCTTTAATTTCTTCTGACTGCATAAGCTACCCCTAGAATTTTTCCAATTATACAACCCATTGCACGTTATTTGGCAACTTTGA